AAAAATTTTTAGTCCAGGATAGGGGTATTTCATGCTGGTAATTCGTTAGTAAATTTAAATGTTGGTTGAAGGACTCCATCTATAAGAGTTCCTGTAATTTCATATAATCTTTCTGGTACTCTTATTTTAATATCAGTGATGGCATCAGTTAATTGCACATCTACTTCATCCCCAGTTCTTCGTTTTACTTTTAAAACACCACCCCAACTGTAAGGCCAATCTGCCAAACTATTTACTACAGTAACATCTCCAAAATTGTTTGTACCTGTTTTTGATTTTACTTTTAAATTAGAAATGTTTGTTTGAATATCAGTAATTAAATATTCACTAGTTCTAATATCTCTTCCATATATTGTTAATTTTTGGCATAAATTAATACTAATCACAGTATTACTTTTTGCACTTGGGAAAGAAGACAACAAATATTCGTTTGTATTTTGATTTGTTTGAATTGTTTCTGATTTTGCTGGGTCTACTTGTAATCCACCCTCTACAAGAACTCTTCCATATTTGTCTTTATATTCTACGGTTTCATAGTGATGAATTTTTGCTAATTCTTCATCTGAACCGTATTTTTGTAACATATACTTATACAAAGAATCATTATCTAAAGGCCATTCCTCATTTAAATTTGTAATATTATTAGTTAACAGAATAATCCAATCTAATTCTGGATTATCATAAATTTTTTGTGCTATTTGTTCTGGTCTCTCATTATCAGATATTTGATAATAAGTAAAAGCAGTCGCATAATTTGCGACATCAGTTCTTAATTTTGCTCTTCTAAAAATATTTTTTGTTGTTACAAATTCATCAATATAGTTTCTCGTTTTAAATGGAGAAGGATACTGTAAATCTGGAAGTTCTCTGAAATATGCCATATTAGTAACCTACGTCGTCTGGTCCAATTGGATCTAAATCTGGTGCATCTTTTAGTCCATCCCAAATATTGGTTTGGTAATCATTTTCGAATACAGGTTCTAGTTCAGTAAATCCCATTCCAATGTTTACCGATACTGGTTGACCTTTATCATATGCAGACCACTGACCATCTGGAGTGTAATTTACACTAAAACCAGTTAAAGCACACAATTTAAATCTATTTAATCCAGAAATTGGTTTATCATCTGCTGTTTTGTATTGCAACTTGAATACATTTGGAGAACCTAGTAATGCGGATGCTGCACCAGCAGCCGTTGCTCCTAGTTTTCTTGGTGCCATTCCTTGCTTGAAAAATCTTATAATTCTTCTTACATTTTTTGCTTCTTTTTCACTTCTTGGACTCATTCTCCAAGAAAACTCAAAACTTCTTAGTTTTGGAGAGTTGAATAATAATTCCATATTTGAGTTTGGTACGACTCCCAACCCTCGTGCCAGAATTGTTTCTGGAGAAATATCAAATGCTGCCTGTTTCATCATTAGTGAATTACCAAGTGCCTGAATTTGTTTCAATACTTTAGGGTCTGTTAAATCTGGATTTGCTTCCATAAGTAACTGAAGTGCTCGTATGCCTGGTGCTAAGTTAACTCCTTTTGCCATATTGAGTGCTCCCAATACACCCGAAGTAACTAAACTGGCACCAAGGTCTTCATTGAGTTTAGATAGCATTGCCGATGTTAGATTGTTCATACTATCTTCTGCCCATCCAACAGAATTTGAATCTGCAGCATTATTTGGAATTGGTAAAATTACAGTTCCTCTAAAATCTTCTTTTCCGATTTTTGCTCCACTCAACCTCTGTAAACCTTCTTTTAAAATATCTCCTGGTTTTTGTCCTCCAAATAAATTCGCACCAGAAGGTGCAGAATAATTATACATTGTTATCCTCATCGTATCTTGTTTATTTTCAAGAATATCGTTTGGATAAATGAGCAATCTTTCTTTTATTACTTGTTGTGATCCAAAGAGAGAATCTTCATTTACACTAGGAAAATCCAGAGGGTCAGTAAATTTTGGTAATGAACCTGGAGGAGATGATAAAACTGTACCACCAGGTACAGCAGTTGCAATTCCTGGGTTTGTTCCAGGGAAAAAATTGTTAATTCCTGCGGTGCCTGTTGGATCTAGTGCTGTTTTATTTAATTTTAGTCCCTTTGTTGCTCCTCCACCTTTAATATATGCTGCTCTAACTTCTCTTCTTAGTTCTTCACTAATTTGATTTGCCAATGCAGTTGGTTTTCCATCTTTGAATAATTTTGGGTCATTTAGTGCATCCCCATACCAACTTCCATTTTTATAAAAAACTGCTAGTCCAATTCCAATATCGTAACTACCACCAAGACCTTTTTGTTTTAATTCATAATCACCAGTATCTGGGTCATATCTTAAACCAAATCCTAAAGGAACTCCAAGTGGAGCAATTCCAGAAATGTATCTGTTATCTTTTAATAGTTTGTAACTCATTTATGGTGCGTCCCAGACTCGGTATTTTGGCACAGATAATCCGTTTTTATCTACAAATTGCTCTGTTGGCAATAATGAAACACCAACCCAATCATTCTTTGGGACTTTAAATAATTCACTCATCACACCAGAGAAAAGATATTTGTGAATAGTCTTTTTTGGTGCATTAGAAATTCCTGTTTTATTTAGGAGTGATTTTGCAAATCCTCCTCTATATTGCGGATTTAAGTAATGTAGATTAATTCCAACAAAACTGCCTTCTCTTGGATTTACATCAACAATAAAGGATAATGGATGCCTATCCCACCAAAGATATTTTTGTGGATATTTCGCAGAATATAAGAAAAAAACTAAGTCTCCAGGTACAATGAAATTAGTATCAAATTCGTTTATATTTTTTCTTTGATAATTTCTCAATTCATTCATCGTAGCATTTGTCCACCAATTGCTACTTCTAAATTTTTTTCCTGCTTGGTTTTTTACTTCTTCTGATATCATTTCACTGAAATCCCCAAATCTTTTTCAGTTAAAATGCGAAATTCGTATTTTCTATCTTCACAATATTCTTTTGCTGCTTTCCATTTTGCTTGATTTATTGCCCATGTTTTTACATTATAAACCCAAGATTTTGTTTTTCTTTTTGGGTTTTGGTCTGGCATTTTTAAATCTTTTTCTGGTTTTATTTCTACAACTAAAGTACGAGTATTTCCGTGCTTATCTTTATATTTAACAAAAAAATCAGGAAAATATCTATGGACTTTATTATCTATTGGTGATATGTAGGGAATAAAAAATTCTTCAGATTTCCATTCATTTACACTTTCTGTTAAGTCACAATATTGCATAAATTTTAATTCATATGATGACCTATAAATTATTTTTGTTGGGTCGCCTTTATACTTTTCTGGTTTTTGTGGTCTAAATTTTCCTTGCCTATAACCAGAATCATCTTTGTGTGGCATACATAGTATAGGTATTTTTTTAAAATATTTATAAATGCCAGAAGAAGGAATAGGAAGAGGATACCCAAGAGTGGGTCCACTTTATGTAAAAACAACTCTATCAAGAACAGATGGCGCCGTTGAAATGGCTGGTGCTAGAGATATAATTGGTGCAGTATCTCTAACAAGTCAATTTAAAGTTGCATTACATTTAACAAATTCTACTTCATCTGATGATAAATTGATGAGGTGGTTAACAAATGCTGGATTAACTATTGATCTAGCTCAAAATGCATATTATGATTTTTATTGCTCTGAGGCAGTAATTCCAGGAGCAACTTTTGAGGTAGCAGAGGAAGCAGGAAGTCGTCAAGGTGTAATAGAAAGAATTCCAACAAGAAGAGTATATACTCCAATAACTTTAACTTTTTATGTTGATAATGATTATAAACTTATTCGTTTATTTGAGGAATGGATGAACTTTATCAATCCTATTCATGGTGGTAATGGAGAATTTCCTGTAACTAATAATGGATTTGGTGATTCCAAAGATAGAAATCATTTCTTTAGGATGAGATATCCAGATGAGTATAAAAGAATAATTAGTATTGTTAAATTTGAAAGAAATTTTCGCAAAGACCCAGGATCTGGTGGGGGACAATTGGGAAATGTTCCAAGTATTACATATAGATTAATTGATGCATTTCCTACAAACATAACTGCACTTCCAGTTTCATACGAGGGAAGTACTGTAACAAAAACAACAGTTGAGTTTAGTTATAGTAGATATGTTTATGAAAAAAATAATGGGACAAAGGATCTTCTCTAAATAATTTTACTGAAACCTATATCAGGATATTATGCCTTTACCAAAAATTTCTACACCAACATATGAGTTGGAATTACCATCAAACGGAAAAACTATAAAATACAGACCATTTTTAGTAAAAGAAGAGAAAATTTTAATCCTTGCATTAGAATCACAAGATACTAAGCAGATTACTACTGCAATAAAACAGGTATTAAAGGAATGTATTATTACCAAAGGAGTGAAAGTCGAAGAACTTCCAACCTTTGATATTGAATATGTATTTTTGAACGTAAGAGGAAAATCAGTAGGAGAAAATATTGATTTAATTGTAACTTGTTATGATGATGATTCAAATACTCAAGTTCCAGTTACAATTTATATTGATGAGATTCAGGTTCAGAAAAATCCAGAGCATTCTCCTGATATTAAATTGGATGATAATTTAGTGATGAGAATGAAATATCCATCATTAGATCAATTTATCAAAAACAATTTTGATTTTAGTGATTCACAAAGTGAAAGCAATATTGAAAAATCTTTTGATATTATTGCTTCGTGTATTGATATGGTTTATAGTGATGAAGAATCTTGGGCAGCATCAGATTGCACCAAAAAAGAACTTGTTGAGTTTATTGAGCAAATGAATTCCAATCAATTTAAAAAGATTGAAAAATTCTTTGAGACCATGCCAAAACTCTCCCACACAATTAAAGTCAAAAATCCCAAAACTGGAGTAGAGAACGAGGTGACGTTGGAGGGTTTAACCAGTTTTTTCGGTTAACCATGTCTCATATGGATCTTGAGGCATATTTTAGAATAAATTTTGCCCTCATGCAGTTCCATAAATATTCTTTGACTGAGATTGAAAATATGATGCCTTGGGAAAGGGATATTTACGTTGGATTATTGCAACAGCATATTGAGGAAGAAAAACTGAAGCAACAACAGCAAGCACATGGCAATTAAATCTGCCCTTAGACCAGAATCAATAGTAAGAAGAAATCCAAGAAGTGTTCAGTCTGCTCAGAATTTTATTTCTGGTGGTTCACCTTTAGGGTCTTCTGTTGTTGCTTCAGCCGCAAACAAGATTGTAGGATTTCAACGCGCTGCAGTAAAACCAGTAACTCCAGATATTAATTCCATTGTAAGTACTATTTCTTCCAATATTTTAAATCAGGTCGATAATAGTATTAGAAACGCTACAAATATAACAAATAGGCAAGTAGACGGAAAGATAAGACAAGTAGTAACAAATACTACAAATCAAATACAACAGATTAGACAGCAGCAAGGTTCTCAAGTAACTCAACTGCAAACTGTTGTGCAAAATATAAGACAGCAGACTGCCAATTTTACTAAGCAACTAACAGATAATTATCAAAAACGCATTAAAGATGTTGATGCTGCAAAACCTGTCGGCATTCTTGATAAATTTTTAGATGCTTATAAGAATGCTCTTGGATTTGTAAATTTCTTTGGAAGTGGAAAAAATATAAAACAATTAAGAGAAAGTCTTAAAACCCTTAAATCTTCTTTTACGGAAAGTTTTGAACTTGCAAAATTAATTAGACAAACAATACTCAAAATAGTAACGCAATTATCAAATTTACCAAAAGCATCTCCTGGTGTAAGTCCAGGATTAAATTTGGATGTTGATGTTCCAGGGGGACCACTAAGAAGAACAACTCTGAGAAATGCTAAAGTAGGAAGACGAGGAGTAGGACTTTTGGGATTGGGTCTTGGTGCAATTGGTGGAGGAATGGCAGTTAATGCACTTGCCGATAGTGATAGATTGCAAAGTGCATCTCAGATTCCCACAATGCCAGTTGGTTTGATTGATACCTTCTCCTTTATTGTGAACAAATTTGCAAATGCTGTTGAAGAGATGATAAGTGGGTCAAAAACAACAGCAAGACAAACTCCTTCGACTAGTGCCCCTGGAGGAGGAGCACCAGCATCGAAACCATCATCTAGTCCTGCTTCTCCTGGTTCTCCAATAGACCCATCCACTATTTCTGGAGATACAGCAGAACAAAAAGCATTTTTAGCAACAGTTGGTTCTACTGAAGCAGGAACTTATAATACAATTGTTGGAGGTGAGCAGATACCAGAGTTGACTAAAATGACCATACAGGAAGTTTATGATATGGGCATGAAGTCTAAATTAATGACTGGAAAACTTCCCGATAGATTTGGTGGAAGGGCAATTAAGTATGGAGCAGACTCTCATGCTATGGGAAGGTATCAATTTATACCACAAACAATGATGGGTGCAATGAAATCTGCAGGGCTAAATCCAAATGATCTTTATAGTCCAGAAAACCAAGATAAAATGGCTTTGGCATTTGCAACATCTATTGGGATAGATGTCAATAGACCAATGACTGAATCTGACTACAAAAAAGCTGGAAGTAGTGTTGCTTGGGAAGGAATGAGAAAAATATCTTATGTTGAGGCTAAAAAACGTTATGATGTTTTCTTAAATAAAGCAAAAGGAACACCTAAAGTAAAGCCAGATACTGGAATGGGTGGATTGGGAGTTGACCCGTCTATGTTTGCACCTGAAGTACGGGCAAAATTAGCACAAGACATTTCTCAACCACCACCATCGCAGGCAAAACCATCAATAGTAACATTACCTGGATTGACTGGAGGACAACCACAGCAACCATCTGGGGGTGGTGGACAAGTTATTCTTCCTCCCCCAAATGCGGGTGAAGACGGACCAACTATACCAATGTATCCATCCTCAGATTCTGCTAATTTCTTAACAATTTACTCAAAAATAGTTTATAATATTGTTGACGGATAATGGCAAAAGCAATTTCATCTCCTCTGGTTTCTTCTTTTAATAGCATTGCCTCTTACAATGGTAAGACTAAACGTGATTTGTCTGGTATGCAATCAGATTATAAATCTTTTGCTACGTTTATGGTTAAAGAGACCAGATCTCTTGAGGCAATTAAACTACCACCAAAGAGAAAAGTAAAAGAACTAGCAAATTTGAATGTTGCTAGTAATTTTGGAAATGTTGGAAATTTATTGGGTTCTTTATTGGGAGGTGCTTTAGATATTGGTGGATTTCTTGGAAGCATGTTTCCAGGAAAGGGCAATTTGGGGGAACCATCAAAAGCAACTACAAAACCAGCAAAACCGATTCCGAGAGGACAAAGTATAAGATTCAGTGGATTGAGGTCAATTGGAATTGTAAATAGTGTTTTTGCTGGACTTGATTTTGCTACTGGACTTGCTCAAGGAGAGTCGATGGGGAAAGCAGCAGCAGGTGCTGGAGGGGCACTTGCTGGTAGTTTACTCGGTGGTGCAATTGGACAAACTCTGATACCTATTCCTGGAATTGGATTTGTTATTGGTAGCATGGCAGGAAATTTCCTTGGAGGATTTGCTGCTGATAGAGCATATGAAGGAGTTAGTGGAGAAAAATCTTTAGAGCAAAAACAGCAAGAACGTCTTAAAGCACAAGAACAAAAACAAAAAGGACTTGCTGAGGGTGATGAAGGATTTAAAAATGCACTAGACAAATTTTCGAGTGTCGTTGATAGATTTAGTAAATTTGCAATGGGATTTTCAGTAGATGGAAGTGACATTGGACCAGATACATATACAGATAATAGTGCAGTAGATCCAAATGATACTGGTCCTGGAGTAAATGATCAAGGAGTTACTGATGCAAATTATCCAGGATTTGATAATGTAGAAAGAGTTGCTCCATTTGTTACTGGGCATGTAAGCACTTATGGTGGAGCACAATTTGGTGCTGCTCGTTCTGGAGGAAGAATTCATGCAGGGCAAGATATTGCGGACCAAAAAGCAGGAGATCCAGTTTTAGCAGCAATGGCAGGAACTGTTGTTGAAGTTGGTCGTGGATATGCTTGGCAAAAAGGTGGTGGAAGTAGTCAAACAATAGGAATTAAACATAAAGATGGTACAATGACTAGATATGTTCACGT